CAGAGAAAGAGAGAAGACAAGGGAGACGCAAGCGACATAATAACTATTATGGATATCTGGGAAAACAACGCGATGGAATTCATCGCAAGTCGCCGTAAAAAAGAGGCTCCAAAAAGAGCTACCCCCCATGCACCAGATGCACCCCCCCCCATGCACATCGTGCACCCCCCCCATGCACCAGGTGCACCCAAAGAAGATCCCTATAAAGAAGATCCAATAGAAGAAAGAATGTCGCAACTCGCTGAAGCGAGCTGTCGACTCGCTACTCTTCTTCTAACTTTCATCTTAAAACTCAATCCGAAAGCAAAGAAGCCCAACCTCGACACATGGGCTAATGACATCGATAAGCTCATTCGTCTAGACGGACGTTCAGAAGAGGAGATAGAGAAAGTAATTCGTTGGAGCTTATCGGATGACTTCTGGTGCAAGAACATCCTCAGTGGTCGTAAGCTCAGAGAGAAGTTCGACCAGCTCTTTGTCGCCATGCAAACTCAGAAGAAAGACCCTAAGAAACAGAAGGCCGTCGAAGCGAAAACTAAGGCAGACAGAGCGTTGAAAAACATGGAGTGGGCTAAGAACTTCTTAAAGGAAGGACCTGTCAATATCGGTGACAACTTCATTAGGCTTAGAGACAACGGGGTGGAAGTAAAGCTTAATACCGGCTATCACATCATCGGACTCCTAGAACACGGGTTTTCCGAACAAGTGAAGAATGCACACATGAAAATAACAAGATGAAGGTACAGATATGAAGGTATTTGACAAGATTATGGACGACATTCGTTCGGAGATGAAGGAACTCTCGTTTCACGAGATCCTTCGACAATCTCGAGATGGGATGGGACTCATGCAGTACAGAACTGCTGAATTCTTAGGAATGCGCAACAGCAGACTGAAGAACCTAGAGACTGGTTTCTTTAGATCGATGCCTTTGGATCAAGAGCTTGATGCTATATCCGACTTCTTTGAGCTTCCTAGAGAAATGCTAGAGGACAAAGCAGCTCGCCATGTCAGAAGCAGACGAGTAGACCGAAAGGTAAGGACGCTAGGAGATGGCTAAAGTTGAATGCACTTACTGTCGCAAGGAACAGGACTCTACCTTCGGCTTCTATTGGTCTAAAGGTAATAGGACATCTCTCTGTAAGACGTGTCAAAAGAGATATGCAAGGTCTTGGTATCAAATGCATTTAGACAAAATCGAGATGAACCGAAAGGCGGGTAAACATGGCTAAAAATACTTATAATTTCATACTTTTTGGCAAACCTAAGTCGCAATGTCGGCCTCGTTTCGTTCCAGAAAAGAATGGGCGAGTGAGGTGTTATGACCCTATGTCCAGCAAGAAAGCTATTGATAGAATAGCACTCATGAGCCAGATGCGATCTGTAGGCCTTGTAGCACGTCTAGAAGAGCCGTTGTTTGTTCAGATGAAGTTCCACCTTGGTGGAGCAGCAACACGCAGCACGGCCCGTTTAAATGGCAAACCGAAGCCCACTACACCAGACATCGACAATCTAGTGAAATACTACCTCGATGTGATGAACGACCTCATCTTCAAAGACGATAGATACGTCACACATCTCACCTGTTTGAAGATCTACTCGGAAAAGAAGAAGGTGGAGATAGTTATCACTCCAATGAGTCAAGTTCTAGAAAAGAAAAAGAAAGATGTATGACATGGCTTTCGTCCCCGACCATTGGGATATGGCTGAGTTAACCCCCATGACAAAGGAACAGTATGAAAAATAAGACCCACACCAATGTCAAAGATAAACTGCCAGAAGCTTTTGAGCTGGTAGACCTTCAACTGGATGATGGGAAAGAAAACATAGGATGGTGGACAGGTTATAAGTGGCACATCATCGGCTTAAACTGTAGCAAATCAAAGGTGCAGCTTTGGAAAAAGACAGGATTTCAGGGAAGGAAGGCTCTCTACAAAGAACGAAAAAGAGGAAGATAAGGAAATAAGAAAGAAGGTAAGAACAATGGAAATAGAGATAAAAGTTAAAGGGGACTACTTAGAAGATCGTAACGAGATGCTTATTATTTCTCATGCTGCGGAGCTTTCAAGTATTCTCCATAAAGTTAGAGAAGAAGTGGATTGCAGAAAAAAATACTGTGACGATGTGACAGAAAAAGAAGGCTATTTCTTGGAAACTCTTCAGGAAATGCTTTGTCTGGAGTGGATGGATTGAACGACGCTCAACTGTTAGGAGAAACACTAGGTGAATGGGTAAGCGTCGAAGCAAAAAACCCTTCTGAAGCAGGACGATATTTGGTGTTGCAAAAAGCTTATATCTTCAAATCAAAAAACTATAAAACTAATAAAATGGACGACTATCGATTTGGTCCCTCGATTAACATAACAAGGTTAGCACGAAGAAGAAAGGATCTTAAAGATGTAGGGACTCTTAGGTGGTGGGCATCCAAAGGTGTCGTTGTAAAGAGAATCACGCATTGGATGCAATTGCCACCATTACCAAAGGCAAAAGATGAAGACTGAACTCAACTACCAACTAACTCTTTCTGAGGAACATATGCAGATTCTATGGGAGGCTCTAGAGCTATATACTCGTATTCACATGGGACAATGGGAAGAGTGCAGTAGATATTCCCAAGTCCCCATAGACTTCGTGATAGACTGCGATAAAGCGTTAAGGAAGGTAGCGGAAGAGTTTGAAGCTACTCCCTATCCAGGATCTTATTACGGAATTTTCAGTAAGAAACTTCCAATAACTGCAAGTATCGCGTTCGATATGGAACAAGTCATACGTCGTCACCTGTCATTGGATAGACATCCAGAGGGTGGATTTGGCGTACATTTTGACAAACCAGGTCATTGGGTCAAGGACAGACCACTACCCGAAGTAGAAACCATAAGACAACACAAGAACCACAAGGAAGGGCAATGAAAGTTCAGTTTAAAGGAATCACACGCAACAAAGAATCTCTACACGTCTTGAAGTACGTCATTGAAGAGCAGAAAGGAGACGCTCAGATTACAAGCACTATATGTATCATTCTTGAAGACACGGGCATGACCGCTTCTCAGCCACTGGATGACATCATTCCCAAGGGAGCTAAATTAGCGTCTGAGCAATACAAAAAGAGGTAGGTCAATGCATAGAAGAAGAAAAATTAAGACTGTAAGTCACGATGATACCACAATCTTTGATAGGAGAGTCAACGATGCGGTGGAAGAGATTACTTATCGTGTATCAAGATATATCGTAGATATAAAATTTTGTACTAGCTGCTCTTCTGATAATGAAGAAGTTGCAGCAGTATTTATGAACACAGCTTTTATTATGTACGAGGAGAACAACGATGCCATTGAAGAAAGGTAAATCAAAATTAGAAAGATGGATGGAGATGACCTAATGATGGAATATATCAAGGATAAAGAAGTGTTTAAGGCGGTTTCTTTCGCTTCTTCTATGATTAAAAAAGGAGTAAGTAAGGGGTTATCTGTCTACAAAGCGGCTTCTTATTACAATGTGGCTACTTATGAAGTTGCGAGCCATCTTGGTAGAAGAGGAGCTGATAAAGCTAAAATGAACAGAAGAAATAGAGAGGCGACGGGATACTAATGAAAAAGTTAAAGACCGTGAGTAGCTGTTATGGGAATGTCGATTTTGATCTGATGGTCAACGACGCTATTTATGAGATTACTTCACGAGTAGGAGAAATCGTAGACGTACAATTCAATTCTGTCTCTTTTTCTGGAGACATGGACAACGAGGATTACTCAGTAAGAACAGCTTTTATTATTTATGAGGAAACCTATCCTGATAACCAAAAGGAGAACAACGATGCCACTGAAGAAAGGAAATTCAAAGAAAGTAGTTAGCGAGAACATCAGTGAATTAAAAGCATCTGGCTTTCCTCAGAAGCAAGCCGTTGCTATAGCTTTGGACTCAGCAAAAACCAGGAAGAAAAAGAAAATTTCAAGAGGGAGAAGGTGATGAAGGTACGAGACATTGCAAGAATTTGCCATGAAGCTAACGCAGCCTATTGTGAGTCACTAGGTGATGACTCAGAACAGCATTGGAATTTAGCACCACTATCAGTCCAGGTAAGTGCGCAACAAGGTGTCCAGTCGGTATTAAAGGACCGATTTATGCTGCCTTATGATTTGCATGCAAAGTGGATGGAAAGAAAGTTTCGTGATGGATGGAGGTACGGGGAGTTTAAAGATTTAAATCTTAAAACACATCCATGTTTAGTTAGCTATGGAAGGCTTTCAAGAGAAGAGCAATTAAAAGATAAGTTATTTTTAACAATATCAAAGTTTTTAATTTGTTATTTATAAAAGGAGAAAAGAGATGACTGAAGATTACATGACTATTGCACAGTTCGTAGAAAAGCATAAATTTTTAACAGAAAACGGATTGAGATGGATGATTTTTAAGGACTCTGAAGGTTTAGAAGAATGTTTAGTTAGACGAGCCAATAGAATCTGGATAAAAGAAGAAATGTTTTTTAAGTTTTTAGAAATTCAATCAGACAAAGAAAAAGAAAAGAAAAAAAAGACTAAGAAACCTTTTGTTCCGATGAAGAGCCCTTATATAAAAGTAAAGGATAGAAAATGAGTAAACAACTAATCATACCTTTACTTGAATGGCTGCTCTTTAGACCAAGCTATTGAAGCGGTAGGAAATAGGATCAGGAACAACAGGATGTCGAAGAGAAAAAATAAGTTTAAAGAGACTGTCTTGATGGCTTGGAAGTTAAGAAAGAATCTCAAAACGATGACATATCTGGAGTTAGACCCAGAAATGATGACAGAAGAGACACCTCGAGACATCATAGATGACAAATGGCGACGAGAAGCTATCTTGGAAGCTGTCTCTACTCTGAACGAAAGGGAAAGGTCAGTCATCATTAGCAGGTATATTGACGATGAGACCCTGAAAGTGAACGCTGAAAGATTGAGTCTGTGCACAGAAAGAATAAGGCAGATAGAGGCGAAAGCCTTGAGGAAGCTTAGGCTTCCTATTCGATCCAAGCAACTTGCGCCTTATCTTGATGACATGGAAGCGCGACTTCATAAAAGGGAACAGGAACGAAAAAAGTCAGAGGAGAGGAGCAAGCGCCAGTCTCTTAGTTGGATGATGGGAAGTAGAACTCGTGAAGCAAGGAAACGTCTAGCTCTTGCAACTGCTCGAGAAGAGGAAAGAAAGGAAGCGTTAGACAGGAAAGAAAAGAGAGACAGGTTCCAAGTAGAGTGGGAGATTGAGCACAAAGAGAAGTATGACTTCTACAATGAGGTGCAAACTATGATTAGTAATGTCGATAGACTGAAGGATATCACTCTTAAGCCAAGACTCTTTGTAGGAAAATGCAAATGCCGAGACTGGCACGCAGAGTACAGGCTTTTATGTGAAGAGTTTGAAATAGGGTGCATGAAATGTCTTACTGTATTTGATATGGAAGTAAAGGAGAAGGATGAAGAGATTGAGCGGTAATCTATGCATTGTGGAGCAGGAGTCTTTAGATAATATTCTAAAAGAGTTTGAGGATGTTAAAAATAAGTTTTATGAATTGGAACTTGAGATGACAAAAAAAATTACTCGTTTTGATGTGATGTATCATCACTTAGAACAACAACGTAAAATATTGGCTGATAATGCCGATACTTATTTTAAACTATCATTAAGGTCTTTAACTGAGCTTGATACAATGAAAAACAAGCTACAAAAGGATCGCGAGAATAGATTATGAAACAAGAGCTAAACAATGGATGGGTTTGTATTAATGATTCGGTGCCACCTGAAGACTTTCATGTATTGGTAATACACGATCTATACCCACAGATGATTCATGTTGCAGAGAGAAGAATAGGTAAATTTGACGTGTATAAAGTGTGTGATAGAATCCAAGTTTATCCTACCCACTGGCAATATTTGCCGCCACCACCAGACTATAAAGGAGACCCAGAATGATTGAATGTACCAGTTTTAAAAGCTTTCAGAAAGGAAACTTTCAAGGATACGCCAACATCTACGTGGAGAAGTGGGGTATTGAGATTACCGGATGTTCGCTATTCATGAAGGATGGTAGAAGGTGGATAAACCTTCCGTCAAAAGAGTATGTGAATAAGGAGGGAGAGAAGAAATTCCAACCTCTCTTCTTCTTCAGAGAGAAGTCTCATCATGAGGTGTTTGTCAACAAAGTTAAAGAAGCAATAGACAAGTGGTGTATAGAGAATCCAGAGACACAGCAGTCTCAAGATACACTATTTGAAACAGCTTCTGATGACTCAGACATTCCATTTTAAGGAGATATTATGACAAAGGAGTTCAGTGGAACAATAGAAAAGATGTTCCACTGTGACTGGCCTAATTTTGTCTTACTGAAGGATAGGTTTTGGTTAGTCGCGAGTTCTTTTGAGAGAGTTGACCACTTAGGGTTTGACAAATTCCTAGAGTTTCACCTTACTCAGAATGTGAGTTGTCAATTTCTTAAGAAAAAGTATGGAAATGACAAGTTCATAAACAATATTTCTCTAATGAGACATTGTTTATCTATAAACCAAGAATACATTGTGTTAATACAACCATTCGGGAGTTAAATGAATAAATGTTGCGAGCTTCAAGTAGTGCATAAAGATAATGTCAAGCTAAAATTAATCATTGAAGAGAGAGAGGTTGATCGCTTCTTTACTGATCTTATGAGGGGAGAGGTTTATCACTATCCCAAATCTTCAAAACCTAAAGGTGTTGGGATTTGGATTAATCTTGCAGAGATTAGGTATATCACAGTTTGGGAGGTAGAAGGTGACTCAGGAAAAAACGCGAGTATTGAGAGCATTGAGTCAATACGAGCTAGAAATGGAGTTCCTCCGTCAGGAGAGGGACCTTCTTGATGATATAGAGGAATTATCTTTCATGCGCTTTATTATGAATTGTGAAGATTCAACGGATAATAATGAAGAACCAGAGAAGGAAAGTCTATCTGAGAAGATTAAAAAGAGGAGGATGAAACATGTTACCCAGGGGTGGTGAAAAGAAAAAGCTCCCCGATTCGAGGGACCAAATCGGGGAGCTCCACCAAAAAACCTCTGATACTAAGATGCCACAAGACCTACCATTGAGTATGATGTCAGGTAAGTCTTGTGGTAGATCACCGTACAGATAATTATCTCACAACCATACTTACAGGAGAATCCTAAAATAAGTCAACTACAGTAAAAAATTTAGGAAGCTACATGCAAAAGAACCACACGCAGGCTATCACATATTTTCTACCTCTTGAGATGGAGGTTATCTATGAAATGGACTCTTGAAAAGAGAAAGATAACCGAGTTGCGAGAATTCGCACGTAATCCCAGGAGATTGAATAAACATGACGCAAAACACCTACAAGAAAGTCTCGAAAAGTTCGGTCAATGCGAACCCCTCGTCATCAATAGTGATGACACTGTTATTGGAGGACATCAGAGACTCCGCACGCTTAAAAAGCTTAAATACAAAGAGGTCGATGTATACGTACCCGATTCCCCACTCAGTGAGAAAGAGGTCGAGGAGCTTAATATCCGACTCAATCGCAATAATGGCGAATGGGATTATGACATGCTTGCTAATGCTTGGGAAAGCGACGATTTGTTTGATTGGGGCTTTCTTGAGGAAGAGTTTGGAATGGGCACGGAAGATAAGGCTGAAAAGAAAAAGAAGTTTGTAATTTCTCTGGAATTTTCAGACAAAGACGAGATGTTGGAGTGCATGAATAAATGTGAAGAGCTAGCTCAGTCTTCGGGAGCTAAACTTAAGATGAAAGGTTAAGGAGAGGAAAATGGCTAAACAGATGAAAAGTAATATTCAAGAGAATGGAAGAACTCCTTCAAAGAGTAAACCAAAGAAGAAGATGGATTGGAAAATTATAAAGAAGCTTTGCCAAATGCAATGCACTATAGGTGAGATTTGTGGCTTACTTGAGCTTTCAGAAGACACGATGTTACGAGCTTGCAAGCAGAACTATGGAGCTACTCCATCAGAGAAGTTTTCCGATTGGTACGAAGGTGGTAAATGCTCTCTTAGAAGATCTCAATGGCTATTAGCTGAAACGAGTGCTGCCATGGGAATCTTTCTAGGCAAACAAATTTTAAAGCAATCGGATGACTACAATGTCAATCACAAGGGTGATTTATCATTTCAGATTGTCAATTACGGAAATAAAGAACCAAAACAATGGGTTAACGAAGATGAGAGGGATTCCGAGGAATAACAAGGGCATTAAGCGTATGATGCAAATACCATGCTTCAGTCCCAGGGATTACCAAGTTCCTTTCCTAGAAGCTATGGATAATGGACTCAAAAGAGCGGTCCTTGTCTGGCATCGAAGAGCTGGAAAGGAAGTAGAATGCTTCAATTATCTAATTAAGCAAGCTTTTTGGCACAGGGTAGGCACCTATGTTTACTTTTTCCCTACAACTAGGCTAGGTCGAAGGATTCTATGGGATGGTGCAACTAAAGAAGGAAAGAGATTTTTAGATTACATCCCAAAAGAAATAATTGATGTTTCTCCTAACAATGTAGAAATGAAAATAAGGTTAACTAATGGTAGTCTCATCCAAGTCATCGGCACTGATCAAATCCTTAATGTGGGGATTAATCCTGTTGGATGCATCTTCTCCGAGTATTCTTTGCAAGATCCAAAGACATGGGACTTCATTCGTCCTATTTTGCGCGAAAATGGTGGGTGGGCTGTTTTCAATTTCACCCCTAGAGGAAAGAATCACGCATATGACCTCTATCTCATGGCCAAGAATAATCCCGATTGGTTCTGTGAAAAGCTTACTATACGAGAGACGGGTGTTCTTACTGAAGAGGATATGGACATTGAACGCTCCGAAGGAATGTCGGAGCATCTTATCCAGCAGGAATATTACTGTAGTTTCGACCAAGGCATTGAAGGGGCTTATTACGCCAAACTTCTAAATAAAGCTGATCTAGACGGCAGACTTACGAATGTACCGTACGACTTCAATAGTCCAGTAGATACTTATTGGGACCTTGGGGTCTCAGACGAGACGGTTATTCTACTGGCTCAAAATGTCGGAAAGGAAATCCATATCATCAATATGTATCGCAATCAGGGAGAAGGATTGCACCACTATGTCAAGTGGCTCAAGAAAGAAGAGAAGGAATGGGGCTACATCTATGGCACTCACTACGCTCCTCATGACATTCGAGTAAGGGAGCTCGGTTCAGGCGCACAAACACGTCTTCAGATTGCGAGAGATCTAGGCGTTCGATTTGAAATTGTACCGAACATCCCTATACAGGAGGGTATTGAACTAGCCCGAGGGATTTTCCCAAGATTATGGGTAGATGCTAAATCATGTTCTTATTTTATTAAATCAGCCGAAAATTATCACAAAAAGTATAACGAAAAATATAATGTTTATAGCGATAAACCTGTACACGATTTTTCAAGTCATTGTATGGATGCCTTTAGGTATCTGTCAGTTAGCCAAAATAAAAAGAGTCGAGGACGCATGTCTGAGGAGGAGGCAAATATCCTTGAAAGAAATTATTCTTTTAAACATATATAAAAAACATTTAAGTATGTATAGACACATTTAAATTGATAGCACTGAACCACAATGTGTGCTTGAGCTACACGCGAGGCAGAGGTTGATCGCCTTGTTCTAGTCCGCTAACTAGAGCCTCGCATCTTTCCATGGCGGTGGAAAATACAAAACTGCTGTGTTGGGATGCGATGGCTACAGATCAAAACATAATCCGTGATTTCGACGTTAGATATCAAGAAGCCTACTATGCGTGGGACCCATTTTTTCCTGAAGCTGAGCGAGACCTCAGATTTTATTTGGGAGACCAATGGGATGAGCAAGAAAAACGACAACTTTTTCAAGAAGGCAGGAACACTTTTGTCTTCAATCGTGTCCGTCGAAACATCAACATGGTCACAGGTTACCAGAGAAAACATCGCCTTTCTTCTGTCGTTACTCCCGTAGAAAACTCCGATCAAAAGACATCTGACCAGCTTTCACAACTTCTTCTCTATGCGATGAATTATGCAGAGGGCTACCAGATGGTCAGTGACTGTTTTGGTGGTGCGTTAAAGACGGGTTGGAATCTTGCAAGCTTATGGGTGGATTACAGGGATGATCCCGTCAGTGGAGACATCAAGTTCAATAGAGAGACCTACAACAGCTTTATTCTCGATCCCTACCTCACTAAATTAGACCTCTCCGACTGCGGATACATCATGCGTCGGAAATATCTCAGTGTCGAGCATACAGCCTCATTACTTCCAGAGTTCAAAAGAGAAGTTTACGATCTTTTCGATTACGGATGGGAAAGAGACGACAAATTCACATGGCTTCCCTACCAAAGACAGCCTAACGGCGAGCAGCTCATGGCATACAACGAAATGTATGAGCAGAAGTGGAAAAACGTACCTACATTAGTCGATATGGAAACAGGGGAAATGATCGAGTTTGATGTCAATGATGACATTATTCGAGCATTCATGCAGCGTTATCCTCAATTAAGGGTTGTCGATAGGCCAAAAAGATACATCGAAAAACACATCATCATTAATGACCAAGCTATCAAGACGGAGATCAATCCAAACGGTCTCGATGAGTATCCTTTTGTCCCATTTACAGCAATTTGGGAGCCAGAATCGGACCAATGGGGCTTAAAAGTTCAGTCATTGATCCGGTGCATGAGAGACCCTCAACGAGAGTCGAACAAAAGACGCTCTCAGATGATCGATTTGCTTGATTCCCAGATCAATTCTGGATGGATAGCCAACGAAAACAGCGTTATTAACCCAAGAAGTCTCTTCCAATCCTCACAAGGAAAGGTAATTTGGAGACGAGAAGATGCGCCTCCAGGGGCCATTGAGAAAATCCCCCCAGCTCAGATTCCACCTTCTATGTTTCAGCTTCAAGAGCTGTTCGATAGAGACATGATGGAAATTGCTGGAATCAATGATGCAGCTTTTGGGCAGACAGAGAATGCAGGTGAGTCGGGTGTCATGATGATGCTACGACAAAGTTCAGCTATAGTTAACCTTCAAGAGCTATTTGATAACTTAAGAGTAAGTCAGAAACATTTAAGTAAAAAGGTTCTTAAGTTAATTCAAAAATGGTCACCTGAAAAGGTAGAAAGAATCATTAATGAAGACCCTACTCAAGAGTTCTACGAAAAAGAATTTACTAAGTACGACATCGAGGTTGGAGAGGGAATCCTTACCGATACTCAGAAGCAAATGTACTTCCGTCAACTTGTTGATCTCAAACAGCTTGGTGCTCCTGTAACGGGTGAGATGCTTGCTAAAGCTGCTCCTATCCAGGGTAAAACCGAATACATTGAGGAACTTGCAGCCCTTGAAAAGCAACAGGGCCAGCAAGCTCAACAGCAACAACAAATTCAAGAACAACTACTCGATTCACAACGTCAAATGTCTCAAGCGAAGGCTATTTCCGATATTGCTCTCAGCAAGGAAAGATTTACTCGTGCTGTCGCAAATATGGGACTCGAAGATGAGAGAGCCTCTGCTGCCGTAGAAAACAGAGCAGATGCAGCCTTATCAAGAACCAGAGCTATGAAAGAGCTTGAGTCCATGAGTGATGACCGTCTTGTCAAATACCTGGGGATTATCCGCTCTATGGAAGAGATGAATCGTCAGAGTGAAGAGCAAGTCAAAGAAGACGATGTCAACATTTCTGCAAGGGTCAATGAGCCTCAGCAGACTGTCCCTGAAGTAGGAAGTCTACTCCAGGAATTACCACAACAACAACAAGTGGAGGTCCCAAATGCCTAAATATCAAGGGTATTCAGACCGTAAAGACGAATCTTTAGGGATGCGTGATGGAGCTTCTAGAGGAAAGAAGCAACGTTACAAGGATCGAAGAGATGAATCTTATGGAATGAGTAACAAGGGAGTCATGGGTCACGACAAACAACCTAAGTCATTGAATGTATTCAAATCGCAGAAGCGAGACATGGGAAAAGTAGACGTGAGGAGCATGGACTACCGAGGGTCACCAGACCAAGCATTCGATTACAAATACTAATTCGGTAGGAATTGGTAGGAAATCGGTAGGAGAAAAAATGAGTCAAGAGACTGGAGAAACCCGTAACGCGATAATTGAAGACGACGAAAAAATAATTGAGCAAATCGTCAGCGCAAATATAAGCCGACGAGATCCTTATTGGATTGTTCTTTTCGCTAAACCGTCCAGACAGAGCGTAGATGGAAAACCAACCTTGCTGAAGCACCTCAGGCCTTACTTTACGAAGCCAACCCCACAGGTGGGGATGATCGTAGGTGAGGTTAACAATGAAAAGGGAACCATTCAATGGGACGTAAATATGCCCCAGCGACCTTTTGATTTCGATGCGCTTCACGCCCTAGGAGCAGAAAGATGCAATGAAGTAGTCGTTGAAACTACTTCGATTCCAGGGGCTTACATAACGAAATAGTGCCGCCGGCTAGCGGGCGTAAATAGGAGCTACACGCATGAGCGAAGAACCACAACAAACGGGCGATCAAAATTCGGAAGCCGCCGTTCCGGTAGATGTTACTGCAACTGAGTCGCAAGGGCAAGAGAGTCCAGAGAGCCTCCAGGTTCCTTTGGATGCTTTAAAAGCCGAGCGAGGGGAACGGCAACGTCTACAAGATGAACTCAAGATAGTAAAGGATAATATGCAGTTGATGATGGCGCAACAGCAACAGCTTACAGCACCTAGTCAGCCAGACGAGTTTGAAGGTATTTCCAAGGATGATGTGATTACTTACGGAGACTTAGAAAGGATTCTCAGTAAGAAAGAACAGAAATACGATATGGGCATCCAAGAACTTCGAATGACGCAGAAATATCCTGACTATCAAGAGGTCGTCACAACGTATTTACCCGAAGTATTAAAAACCAATCCAGGGTTAGGAAACACGTTGCGGAAGTCTAACGATTACGAGTTGGCCTACCATTTAGCTAAGAATAGTGACTCCTATAGAGGAAGCCATAAGCAAGCGAAGAGAAGTGCCGATGCAGAACGCATAGTTCAGAACGCCCAAAGGGCAGGTTCACTTTCAAGTGTGGGACAAACTTCGCCGATCTCAGAAGCTAAACGATGGAAGGAAATGTCCGACTCAGATTTCAAGGCTGCTGCTACCAAAAACCTTGGATACTGTTAAAGGAGATTAACATGGCTAATGTAACAACCGTTGCAGTGCTACCTCCAGCTGTTCGGGAGTATTATGATCGCCTTTTGTTGATGACTGCATATCCGATGCTTATCCATACAAAATTCGCTCAACGAAGAGTACTTCCTGAAAAGATGGGGGACACTATTGTGTTCCGCAGATACTCACGTCTTGACACAGTACCTGTACCACTCACTGACGGCATCACGCCTCCAGGAGCACCACTTTCTGCCGATGACATAAAAGCCAGAGTAGATTTTTACGGTAACTTTGTAACAATTACGAACCAAGTTGAGCTTACCGTAGAGGATCGTGTACTAAACGAATCATCAAGACTATTGGCGCAAAACCTTGCCCAAACCATGGATGAAGTTACTAGAGATGTTCTAGCTTCAACAAGTTCTGTGCTCCAGTGTTCATCTGGAAGCAATGGTAATACACCTACAGAGCTTACAAAAGCTGACATCGATAATGTAGTGCAAACACTTCTTACAAGTGATGCGCAAATGATTTCACATGTAGTTGTAGGACGTGATGCGTTTGGTACTACACCGGTAAGACCAGCATTTTGGGGATACATTGATACTGCGCTTCTAGACGATCTAGAAGCGGTTTCAAACTTTTCTCACTCTGCAAATTATCCCAACCAGCAATCCGTATTGGAATCTGAGTGGGGCGCAACTGGAAACGTAAGATGGCTTTATTCATCAGTTGGTAGTGTAACAGCTGCAGCAACTCCGGTGTATAACAACTTCATCATTGGTAAGGAAGCATATGCAGTAGTGCATTTAGGTTCTGAAACGGGTGAGTTCTACGTGGAACCTCTTGGTTCTGCTGGTTCATCCGACCCCTTGCATCAGCGCGGATCGGTTGGTTGGCAACACCCATTTGTGTCCAGAATCCTTAACGACGCTTTCATGGTTAATCTTGAAGCAACCCACACTTAAGGAGAAATAAAATGGCACAGATTAAAAAACTAAACTGGACAAACGCTTCTACAGCGGTTGCCAGGAACGAAAGCGTTGGTTTTACGGTAGCTAAGATTGAAATTTTCAATCTATCTACAGCCGCAGCACTAGCGTGGACAGCTGACATGGCTGTTGCTTCTATTTTTAATGTAGGAGTACCAGCTTATACGACAAGTAATGGTATCACACCTCTTTCACAAAATGCAGCTTATGGAGCAGCTATTAGTGGTTTCACTAATGCTAATCCAGGAGTCATTACTGTGAATGATACAGCTACATTTGGTTATGCAGCTGGAGATACCGTTAAAGTCGCTGGCGTAGCAGATGATGGAACTGGAACGTTAAGTCTAAATAATGACTTTACGATCGCTTCTGTTACTGCAACTACTATTACTTTAGTTGAAAATACTTCAGTAACTGGTTACAGCGTTTGGGTATCAGGTGGATTTGTTATTCGCGTATCAGACACCAATGGCGTTGCTATCCCAACAGAGAACCTAGCTATTGAGGGTGTTACCATTGGTACATCAGCTGTAGGTGGAAACTCTGAAGTGATGGTTGCAATCTGCTACGGCGAAGAGCCTGTAGTTTAATCCTGTGGGAGGGACTGGGCTTGGTGCTCTCTCTCGGTTTCTCCCCTTTTTTAGGAGAAAAAAATGGAACCAAATATCCAAGATATAGTCTTAGATTACAAGAAGATGCAAAGGCTTCCAATAATCGATGCTAAGAATCCGAGCAAAAAACATACGGAGAAAGAAGAAAAGTGGCTACGCGAATTAGTGACCTATGAATTCACAAATATCGAAGAGTCAGGACTTATGCAAACTTTTTGTTATGGATGCACAGGCAACAAAATGAAATTTACATTTTTCGATGGAACGACTTATAGAGTGCCTCGATTTATTGCGAGACATATTGATTCCCGTTCAACGCCAACGTGGAAGTGGAGACCCGATGGAACAGGTTCAATTCGTAAAGAAATGACTGGAAGGAAAAGCCGTTTTCAAATGCGTGAAGTATACGAGTAGGTAAAAGATGGCTCTTTGGACTTTATCAGAAATAAGACAGAAGGTTAGACAGGTTTCGGGTAGATATTCTCCTCAAGAATTGTCCAACACGCAGGTCGATGAGTATATCAATAAGTATTTTCAATACACGTTCCCTGCTGAACTTAAATTGGAGCGATTTCATACATACTATGAATTCGTGACCGAGGCTAATACACGTCAGTATGCACTTCCTTCTGGGTTTATAAATTTTGAGCCTCCAGCAACTATTGATCGTCGAAATCTTCTATGGTATCAGGAACCATCTACCTTTTTTGAGAACAATCCTCAAAATATTACCCGTGCAACGCCAGCGACTGGTGATGGGTCAACCCTTGCGTTTGCGTTTACCGCTACAGGAACTCCTATACAGGAGGGAACGACTGTCATCACTGATAATGTGGAGACATTCGAAGACACAAACACGGATTTTTCGGCCTCACCTGTCACTATTACAGGAAGCGCAGGGGGTACAGCTACTGTAGATTATAATACGGGAGCGATCTCGGTTACATTTTCGGTAGCTCCATCTAATGGACAGGGTATTATTTTGTCTTACATACAGTTCAAACCTGGCTTTCCTAGTGCTGTACTTCTCTATAACAACTTTTTTACCTTCTTTGTCGTACCTGACACAGCTTACCGCTTCAGATGTAAAGCTTATGCCAACTCTTTGGTGACAACAGCAGCCGGAGTAACGGCAGCAACCTTCACCAATTCCACCGATAGACCTCTATTAGACGAATGGGGGCCCTGTATCGCCTATGGAGCTGCACGAGATATAAATGCTGACTACGGAGAGATGGACGCTTACACAGAGGTTACGGCGTTATACAAAGAACAACTAGGCTACGTGTTGAGAAGGACGAACCAAAATCTGCTTAATACACGAGCACAACCAATGTTTTAGGAGTTATCATGGCGTGGGATAAATCTCTCCCCAATAATGGAACGAAAATCAGGAATTATCCTACTGTTTTGACTTCCAACTTCGCTGCCGTAGAAGAAGGTGGCACAACACTTCAATTCTGGAAGCAAAACTTTATTGAAAGGAATGCCATTCCATCGGCTCCTGCTGTAGACCCCGCTCGAATTGACGATGTGATGCAGGTTTATTCTAAGCAAAACGCTGATGGAGAAACCGATCTCTATGTCACTGATGACAGAGCAATCGCCAATGTCATCGAGCTGACAGAGAATGGAAAAGTTGGTGGAAGAGCGCAGTCGTTTGTCATGCAAGACGTGTCATTTGGAACCAAGACAGACCTCTATACTGAAGACAATATGGTCACAGCTTGGGCTTACGTCAATAGTGCAGGAGCTCTTCAAGACGGAACAGGATTAACCTCAGTTAAAAATTCAACAGGAAAATATACCATTTCATTTAGCACTTCAGCTTCTAATGCAACCTATGGGGTCTTACTCACTTCTTTACACACCCCTGGAAACCCACGAGTTGGTCACTACAATACACTAACAGTTAATGATTTCGATGTTGCTTTTGTCAATGCAAGTGGAACACACACCAATACTGATTTCACCGTTATGGTAATAGGGGGGAGATAGTGGGTTACCAGCCATTCATTATAGCGCCATTTCATACAGGACTTGATACGGACCAAGAGCCGTGGCTTCTTCCTGTGGATGCGTTTAAAAATATATTGAATGGTCATATTCATCATGGATATGTTGAAAAGCGTAAGGGTTTTCGATTTTTAGCGGAGATGATTCATGCAAGAACAATCACAGCGGCGACAGCAGTCAATCCCTCGGTATTTACTGCTGCTTCTGCCACTGGTCTTTCTAATGATGATAGTGTCACGTTGCAGTACCTCGCCGGAGGTAGCTGGCCCAACCTCAATGGAGCCAAGTACACAATCTCCAGCCTTGCAGGTTCGACCTTTCAACTTGTTGATTCTACAGGAACGACAGTCAATGGTTCTGGATTAGGGACTTATGATGCAAGCACAGGAAGACTAGGAACTTTTGACGCTCTAAGAATCATGGGAATCTTTAGGTACATTGGTTCAGATAACACTCGTCAGACTCTCATAGCAGATACCGAGAGAGTGGGCATTTATAACAGTGCAACCAACCTGATCGACCCACTAGATTTATACGATATTACTGTGACTCTACAGCCCGATAGCGATGTTTTTGCTTCCACAAACTCTGACTTTATCTGGGCAGCAAATTGGCAACATGCTGGAGCTGTAAATCGGGTTTACTTTACCAATGGCAAAGCCTATGCATCAGGAACTCCAGGAACGGATGGAATCCTCTTCTACGACGCTCAAAACGCTCGAGTAGAGCAATTTCAACCTGCTCTTAACTCTTCAGACGATCTCTATGGCTGCAAGATGATGTTTAGTATCAAGCAGAGACTCCTTTGTCTTCATACCTTTGAATTTAACGGATCTACCACCAACACCTTCCCTCAGAGAGCACGTTGGTGTGCAGCTCAAGACCCCTCAAATTGGAATGATACAATAGCTGGGGGAGGAGGTTTTGTAGACGCTCCAACAGGACAACAGATCATAAGTGCTACGGAGTTACAAGATGTTATCATTGTGCATTTTACAGACAGCGTGTGGACTTTACGTTCAGTTCCAGACCCAGCATTGCCATTTCGTTGGGACAAAATTAATGATTTCCGTGCATGCGACGGAAAGATGGCCACTATCGGATTTGATAGATATTCTGTGGCTGTCGGAGTTAGAGGGATTACCGCAACTGATGGAGTAGAAACGCGTCGTGTTGATGAGAGGATTGAAGATTTCGTTAATAACGATATCAATGACAGTGAGTTTGATAAGGTTTTTGCTGAAAGAAGCTATGCAACAAGAAGAAGTTGGATTCTTTATCCATCCGAGGAGAGTGAGGATTCTAATGCTGTACTCATATACGATGATGAAAGTGGAGCTTATAGCAAATATGAAATCGATCTCAATGCTCTTGGTTACGGCTCTGTTGCAAAAGATTTTGCTGCTCAAGATTTCATCGCTGCGAATAGTCTAGATATTTCTTCTGGAGAAATGACAGATGAGACAGCTTTAAGTTACTTCTGGTCTGACACAGCAGAGATATTTCTTGGAGGAGATTCAACAGGTAAGGTTTACACTTTAGAGACGGAGACTACAGATGATGGTACTATTATTCCCTTTTCTCTCACTAGTGCTGGGTGGAATCCTTTTAAGGATCAGAGTTCAGAAGCTCAATTCGGATACATAGATTTTTTTCTAGAGAGTGATCAGCAGACTAAACTCAACATTTCTTTTTATAAGAATAACAATGAAAATAGTTATGTATCGCAGAGGTTAGACCTTCTCCCTAATCTAACTTTTTTAGCATCTATTTCCAACATTGTCATCAATTCTGACCCTACTTCAGGATTTACAGTCACTGCAAACTCTCATGGATTGTCAGTTGGACAGGAATTCTACATCTATGGAGTAGAGGGAGCAGGGTTCTTTAATGATGAACTTTGGACAGTGGGAGCAACAGTCACAGAGAACAACTTCACTGTAGATACTGACATTACTTCTTTGGGAAATGTCATCACTGGAATTTCTCAAGCGACTACAGCAGTAGTAACAGCAACAGCTCACGATTTATCAGACGGAGATGTGATCACTATCGTTGATGTGTCAGGCATGGTTGAAGTTAATGGCTTTACATTTACCGTAGCTGAATCAACTGCTGACACCTTCGAGCTTTCCGGTGTCGATTCCACTGGATTTACAGGTTATACAAGTGGTGGATATGTCTTTAAAAAGTATCTAAGTGGTGGGCAAATCACAGAGAGGAAGTTCTTTAGAACTAAGGTATGGAAACGGGCATACGCCGGTGGGATTGGGTATGAGCATCAGATTGTCATCACCAGTGAAGGAAAGAATCAACCCTTCAAGATTCACTCTATGAAGCCTTGGTTTCGGGCTAGAGGAAGGAGGGTACTCGGATGAGCGTTCCTTCAACTATTCAGTTTCCTTTTCATACAGATAGAATCCTCAGTGGAGATTCTAAAGATTTAGAGAAATATCTTCGAGAGCTGACGTTTTCCCTTCAGAGGATGTACGAAGATTTAGCTCAAGGTATCAATGGAGATATCAGAGCAAACGTTCTCGAACCAAATAGAAGGTGGACCCCTGTATTGAAAGACACAGGAAACGCAGGAACCACGTTCACCTATGTCCATCAGATTGGATGGGTGTATCGACAGGGTTTGATGGTGGATTCGTGGTTCGATGTCCGGTGGTCGTCTAATTCAGGAGCCATAACGGGCAATATGTACGTTGAATTACCTTACCAAGTGGCAGTAACCAGCGAGAAACCTTTTGTTGGTGTGTTGCAGCCTTCCATATTTGCGTATACGGCGGGCACGGAGTGTGTGATTAATGCGATTAGTGACACCTATCGATGTGAAGTTTGGAACGTTGGGGATGGATTTACTACTGCTAATCAGGACTCTAAAGCAGCAGGTCAACTCATAGGTCATATAAGGTACATAGGACAATCAGATGAGTAAAAAACATGAATTAGACGAGTTAAGATGGGTAAGACTTTTTAGCCCAATTCATATTCCTCGATATTTAGTGGAACAAGTAAGAGATAGGGACTATAGCGTAGATGATTTCATAAAATATCAAGAAATCAATTGCTTAATCCAGAGAAAGGATGGGCCTACCCTCAATCCATTTAATCATCTCTATGCTTTGGTAGACCCTGAAAACTGGGTTAAAGGATTTTTATGGTTTATAATTGATTCTTTATCTAAAGACGTGGTGATTAACACGTTTAGCATGGATAAATCTTATTGGGGTAATGGTGCAGCAGTAAAAAGATTATCTGACCATGTAAAAGAAATCATGAAGAAACTAAAGTTAAATAAAGTTTACTGGTTGACCAACTATCCCAAGCATAGTGAACGACACGGATTCAAAAGGTCACGAAGTGTATTAATGGAATTTATGGAGGCTAAAGATGGGCAAGACTCTAATGGGATCAACAACTCAAAAGGGAAACATCAACATGTTGACCCCCGAGCAACAGCAACTGTTCTCGCAAGCCCTCGGGCAACTGGGACCGGACTTTCTTAATACTTTTAGCAGTTTTTTGCAGCCTCAAGGCGCGGAAGGTTTTCAAGATGTATTTCAGCAAAGCTTTGTAGACCCAGCGATGCAAGCATTGCAAACGCAGATAGCTCCGGCTATCCAGCAAAGATTTACCGATGCGAATGCAGGTTCTTCGTCAGCTCTTAACCAAGCTTTGTCTCAAAGTGCGACAGACTTGTCCACTTCGATTGGCTCTCAGTATGGACAATTCCTGCAAGGACAACAAGGATTGCAACAGAATGCAATCTCACAATTCTTGCCTCTTCTTGGACAGCAAACCTTCTCTCCTTTGATTCAGGAGAACAAGGGCATTCTCGGTCCTCTTATCCAAGGTGGAGCTACCGTTGGGGCAGGGGCTATGATGTCTTCTCAAGAAGTCAAAGAGAACATCAAGGACTACAACAAGTCCATAGAGGTGCTTGAAGAATTAACAGTTAAACAATACGATTATATCGAAGATGTTGGTGGTCAGAAGGATAAGGTGGGACTTATCGCTGAAGACCTCCCCAAAGAATTAACATTGATGAAAGATGGAATTAACCATGTAGACCTCTATGGACTCATGGGTCTGATGATTAATTCAATGAAAAGCATCAACGAGAGACTCAAAGCAATTGAGGAGGCCGTCTAATGCCAGCTCCAATAATACTCAGAGATATGAGTGGTTTATCTGAAGGAATTTCTAGTGCAGGAAGTGCTCTTGGTCAAGCTTTGCAGATGAGAGGACAAAAAAAGCAAGAAAGACGCGGTCTGGATGCGTTCAATATAGCTGTAGGTGGAGCAGAGGGAGATTCCAATGCGATTGCACAAGCCTATACCCAAGCCTTAAATGCTGGAGCTGATTCGCAACAATTAGGAATGCTTGCTGGAGCCTATCAATCTGCTCGTAAGCAAAATGCTTTTAAGTCTTCATACGACTTGGCAATAGAAGCAGGTGGAATGGATACAGAAGCAGGTAAGTTCGCTTTCTTAGAAGAATATAGTAAGAGTGGTGGAAACCCTGTGGAAGGTATTAAGTTTTTTAAAGAAGACAGAAAAGGTCAGACGGTTTTCGATAAAAAAATTGACGAGTTCAAGGCTAAGGCAGTGATTGATCACATGCAGGGTGGAGATGTATCTCAAAAAACCTTTGATGATAATTTGAATTTCTTAGAACAAAATGTTGATGAAGTAGGTCGTATTGCAGCGATAACTGGTGGAAGTGCTGGTCTCCTTGGAGGTGGTGAATATGGACCTTTTCAATCGGCTGCTTTCTCTGAGTATGAGCGTCGAGGAAACTTGGTTCTTGATGGAGTCATTAAGGTATTCAACAAAGCTGGTGTCCTTCCTGAGAAAAAGCTGAAATGGATTCGTGATACATTCGCTATTTCACCTTTCGATACTCAAGAGCAAATACGAGGAAGACTTGCAGCTCTTAGGTCTCTTTCTAAAGGAACATCGGGCTTTGAAGAGGGAATTGGTTTATTAATTGATAAATATGGTGATGATATTCCTAACTCAAAGTTCTTGAAGCTCCAGAGAAATCTTAATAAATCATTTGACAAGTTTGAGGGTCAATTTGCATTTTCAACACAGCCACAGGGAAAGGGAAGGGTATACGAAAAACTTCCTACTTCAGGGATAAAGAAAGGAGATGTAGCAACCGACACTGTCACAGGAAAGAAATTTGTATGGACCGGTAGTAGGTGGTCTAAGAGTAAATAGGAAACAATATGCCATTCGTAATTACACAACAACAAGATGAAGAACAACAAGGTGATGAAAAACAAGACCCACAAGCACAAGATGGATTTGTTATTGCTCCTAGAGAAGAAGTAGAAGATACTGGATTCGACTTTTTAAAAGATATTGTTGGTCCTGCTAAAGAATTTGGAGTAGGGACTCTTAATCTTGCTTCTATGGCATTTGGTGGTGGTCCAGATAGCATAATGTCTAAGCATGAGGAATGGCGTAAGAATGAGCCTAGTTTTACACATGATATTGAATCAGCTCTCTTGAGAAATCAAGGGTTATCTGATGAAGAGATCACAAAGAAAATAGGAGAACGTCCTGTTGAGAAAAAAACACTTACTCTTTCTGAGGGAATTGATGAACTGACAGGTGGAGCACTGGTTCCTGTCACAGCGCGTCAGAGAATGACTCAAAAAGCAGCAAGAGAAGCTGGAGAATTTGCAGCTACAGAAGCTATTTTCCCTGGTTCTACCGGAGCCAAATCATTGGCAAAATGGGCTGGAGTTGGCGGTCTGTTTGGATTAGGAGAGCAAATAGCCGAAGAGTCAGGTGGTGGTGAAGGTGCAAAATTAGGTACGGGAGCAGGATTAGCATCATTAGTAGCACTTCCTTTTTTAGCAAAAAAGGGTTTTTCTGGATTAAAAAATGCCTACCAATTTGGGAGGGGCTTACTCAAAAGTAAGACTTTAGCTGAAAGCACTCCTAGATTTTTGACAGAAGCAAAAACTCCAAAAGCCTTAGCTGATTTAAAGTTAAGTGCTAAAGATTTGACTGGTCGAGTTGCAAAAACAAGCGAAGAAATGTTGAATACATTCGACAAGTCGTTATCAAACGTTGCAGAACCAAGTTTTAAAGACGTGGGTACATTCCGAGCAGCTAATATTGAGGCTGATATCTTAAAACAAAACCAAAAAGCAATTTTGGATACTATCAGTCCTGCTGCTGAAACACAAAAAAAATCATGGGAAAGCTTACAAAATGTTGTTGAAGAGAATTTTAAAGCTGTCCGAGAAAGTTATCGTGAACTATATAAACAATCTGAACAAATTGCTTCAAAAATAAAGATTTTTCCAAAAAACACCTATGATGCTGCAAGAGAATTAAGAAAAGAGATGCACGGCAGTCTCTTGTCAATGGCAGAAGAAGGAGTCATAAAGAGTGCTGCTGAAAAGTTGTCACAGAAACTGGCTCCTTCACATAAAAAAATGGCTAAAATATTATTCGAAGATTTAAAAAAAGAAGGATTTTTTTCTGATGTTAAAGAAGTTGCGAGTGCTTTAAAAAAATTAGGAGAAAAGCCCGTACCTCCAGAGATATCTATTGATAAATTAATGAAGACAAAAAGAGGTATCAATAGAATCCTTTCTAAGTCGGATATTATACCTGCACCAGTTGATCTTCTAAAATCAATTTCTAGAGAATTGAAAATCGACATACTTAAAGGTCTAGAGGCTTCTCCAAAAGCTAGAGAAATGTATGTGGGAGCAGAAGGTCTTTTTGCGAAAACACAGAATACTTTCAACAATGATGTCATGGTTAAAATGCGTAAAAGTCCTAATCCAGAAGATTTGACACCTTTATTTACCAAACCAAGCAATACGCAGAGGCTAAATAATGCTATAGGTAACGAACCTAAGATGAAAGATCTTATTGATAGGTTGATTGTTGAAAATATAGCATCCAAACCAAAAGCAGTTGCACAAGAATTAGCACGAGAAAGTCGTGAGTTCTTAAGTAAAAAATCCCAACGTGCATTGGATAGCCTTTTAGAATATGGTGATACGTTAACTTCTAAAGGTCAACAATCTGTATCTCGAGGAAATGTATTACAAGACTTACAAAAATCATTTGAAACTGGTAGTAGACCAGATTACACTCTAAAATTAATGCAAAATGAAACTGGTTATGGACTCGTCAAAAACACTCTAAATCGCTCTCCTAAAGGAAAGAAGATGTGGAAGTCTCTTCAACGTCAGACTTTTGAAGATATGATTGCTTCTGTCCTTGATAAAGACAAGGTTATAGATTTCGAGAAAGCTAGAGATATCTTCTCTGATAAGCATTTACAAAGTGTTGTCAAAGAAGCAATGGGACCAGAGGGAGTCAACTTCTTCAATCAGCTTCAGAATTATGGTCAGAATATGGCTCAAAACATCAAAAATCTAGCATCTAAAGACAAAGGGATGTTTGAGAGATTTGCAGAGTCCTATTTGCCAAAGGGTATTAAATATTCATTGTACGCGATGGTGGGTCCTACGCATGGATTAAGTTTATTACCTTTTTTTGGAAAAGAGGTAGCAAGAAGAGCTTATAGAAATCAGCTTTATAAAATTCTTGAAAATCCTAAGAGTCGTAGTTTGATTAAAGAAATGGGGAAGAAAAGTGTCTCTCCAGAGAAGATGAAGTCTTTACTTAAGCAGATAGGAAGGCTTGGTAGTGAAGAATACGAGAAAGAAGAATAGTATTATTAGAAATAATAATCACCTGATTTGTCTTGTAATAAAAAAATGGAAATAATGAAGTATATAATCAATAACATATTACTTATTAAATTTTTGAGTGTAATAAAGAAGCGATTGCATCACCAATTTAGAGATAGTCATGTTGCGTTTAAGAGCTTCCTCTTTGATTCTTTGGTGCTCTTCTTCAGAGATTTCGATGACAAGACGCTTGTTTTTCATATGTACAAATGTACAACAAAGATATATTTACTTGCAAGAAAAAAATAATTTATTTACAAGGAAAATCAACTCGCAGAACCACAGTTAAGAGGAGTTATCAATGGCTAAACGAAGAAGAGTTTACGGAATATCCACACCTTTTGAAGATGTTTTTCCTATTCCAATTTCATCCACAAGCGTACCAACCAGTTCAGATATAGGATTTGAGGTTGGGCAAGTATGGATTAACACATCAGCAGACACAGCTTATTTTTTAACAAGTGTTGTTGCTGGTTCAGCTACATGGGCTTTAGCTAGTCCAGGAGCGTCAGATGTAGACACCTTAACAGGTGACAGCGGTGGAGCAATTTCTCCAGGAGCTGGAAATATTACACTTGCAGGTGGCACAAATATCACCTCGGTAGGTGGTGGTTCAACAATTACTTTTAACTTAGATGCAGCCATCACACTTGCTACTTCTATCACTTCAGCTCTCTATACGACAGCAGCAGCTACTGATTTGTTGATTACAGCAGTATCGGGACAAGACGTTATCATTAAGATGGGTGACGCAGGAGGAACTAATAAAGTTTCTTTTACAGATACTGGAGATGCCGAAGTAGCTTCCATTGACTCAGATGGTGCTTTTACAACCACAGGTTTAACGTTCACAGGATTGCTAACAGCAAACGCCAGTGCAACGATTTTAACAGCAGGAACAGCTTTAAACTTGGGTTCAGACAACAACTCAGCAGCTGTAAATCTTGGTGTAGGAACAACAGCACGAGCTATTGGAATTGGTGATTCAGCAGCAGCGCACACCATCACAATCGGTAGTGTAACAGGAGCAGCTTCTTTAGACCTTTTGGCCGGAACAGGAGACTTTTCCATAGACGGAGCAGCTACTACAGATATGCTAGTAGGAGCATCCTTAACCAGTGGTATTATCACCATCGGTGGAACTGCTCAAACAGGCACAATGACCCTTGGAGATTCTTCTGGAACAAATATTGTTCAGATTGGTTCTGGAGAAGGCGCGACCACAGTGAATATCGCTGGCGGTGCAACGGCTGCCAAGGCAGTAAACATAGCCGTAGGTGCTGTAGCTAATGTAGTTATAATAGGTAGTACCTCTGGAGCAGCCTCAATGGCACTTAAGGTTGGTACAGGTAACTACAACTTAGACGGTGCAGCAACTTCAACTTACACAGTCGCAGCAGCTACTACTTCAGGAACAATCACCATTGGTGGTACAGCTCAGACAGGTACATTCTCTATCGGTGATACTTCAGGAACAATGATTCTTGAGCTAGGTGCTGGTGAAGGTGCAACGACTGTTGCAATCGCTGGTGGAGCAACGAATCCTAAAGCAGTCGATATTGCTATCGGTGCAGTGGCTAATGTAGTTACGATCGGTACTGTTTCTGGTGCTGCATCCATGGACCTTAAGGTTGGTACAGGTAACTTTACCTTAGAAGGTAATGTAGCCTCAACTTACGACATAAGCTCTACTGGAGCCAACACTGGAACAGCTAAATTTGCTTCTGGTACTGGTGCTAGAACAGTTGAGATTGCAGGTGGTGGAACTGGCGTTAAGACTGTGAACATTGCAGCCGCTGCAACGGCAGATGTGGTAACCATAGGTACGACTACTGGAGCTGGTAGCACAACTATTGCGGCAGGAACTGGCGATATTACTCTTAGCGGAACCGTTAAAGAGGTTAACTCTGAGTTTGCCTACTCAACAGGAACAGATCTACAGGTACAACAATCTCCAGTAATGACAACAGCCGCCACAACTGGTGGAGCTGCAACAGGAGCCACTGGTGATGTAAACTTAATGTCCTTGCAAGATGGTTGCTTGATGGAGCAGTTCATCTTAGGTGCTGGTCAGACTATCATTGCTCCTCGAATGGATGCGACAGCAGGGCTAAGTATTGGACTTGACCTTGTTGATAACGAAGGTGCTGAATACAACTTTGGTGCAAGAGCAAATGCCAAGCACGTTTTCACAATTGGAACGTCAGCAGCATTTTTCCTAGAAGCCCAACTTTATGCAGCCGATCTATCAGGACTTGAACCTCTATGGCTTGGTTTCCGTAAAGTAGAAGCTAACAATGCAACATGGGACTCTTATACAGATTTCTATGGAATCGGCATGAATAACGCTACTTCAGCGACAAATATTTCTTTGACAAGTCAGTTGAATACTGGAGGTGTAACACTTCAAACCAGTGGAACAGCTTGGACAGGTGGAGATGGTGGTACAGTAACACTTATCATACTAGTTTCAGCTTCAGGAGTAGTAACAGCAACTATTGATGGTGGAGCTCCATCCTCACCTCTAGCCTACACGTTCGATAACACAGACACAATAATGCCCTGTATACATTTCTTACATGATACAACTACACCTGGTGTCATTGGACTTAAATCACTTAAGTGTGGATTCCAGGCTTAAACAACAAACAAATAGGGACCAACAATGGAAGCAAAAAACGTAATTGCATTTGAATTCAAAAAAGAGGATCGAGCCTACACTTTCGCAATACCGAATCAAGCTCCCCTCGGAGAAGCATACGAAGCAGCAGCAACTTTTCTACAGCACACAGTGAAGCTTATCAATGATCATGCTCAGAAGATGACAGAGAATAAGGCTAAATTAGAGAAGGCCGCAGAAAAGAAGGCTGAAGATCCCAAAAAAGAATCGTAAAGGAAGGGGGCATTGTCCCCCTTTTAACAGGAGAAGTGAATGGCTAACAGAGCAGCAGGAAACAGACCTTTTAAGTTTGGGGCTAGAGATAGACGAGAATTCATTGTCCGACACGGTGAGGTTGCCATTAGAGCACAAAATGATGCTAATGGAAATGTTCTCTATCTGGGAATAGCTAAAGCTGGAACATTAGACGCTGAAGATAAGTGGCAAATTTCATTTTTTGCATGGGATGCTAATAATTCCATTACGTCTCAAACATGGCCTCAGAATGACGAGGGTAATGCTTCTACTGAATATGAGTTTGTTTGGGATGATAGACTGACGTACACTTTTTCGTGAGGAGCGATTAAATGCCAATGAAATTTAATCCTATAACTGCTCAATTTGACTTAGTTATGGGTCCAGGGTCGGGGACAGCAACCATCCAGTTCGATGCTGATAGTGGTTCAGCTGTACCAACGGCTGGTGGAGTTATCACTATAACGGGTGGGACAGGGATTACCACGTCAGCTACTGGTACAGCGGTGACATTCACGTTGGACACGCCTGTCACTGTAGCTAATGGTGGAACGGGACAAAGTACGTATACCGATGGACAATTGTTAATCGGTAACACTACAGGAAATACGTTATCTAAAAGCACACTGACTGGTGGTTCTGGTATTACTATTACGAATGCTGGTGGAACCATTACAATCGATACAACTGGTGGTGGGTTTACTTGGAGTGAAGTAACTGGAACATCCCAATCTATGGAAGCAGAAAATGGGTACATTGCAAATAACGTCGCTCTAGTAACTCTTACTCTTCCTGCTACAGCATCTGTTGGAGATGAAGTTCAAGTAGTTGGTAAGGGGACTGGACTTTTTAAAATTGCTCAAAATGATGGACAGACGATTCACTTCATTGCAAATGATACTACTCCAGGTGTCGGTGGAAGCCTAACAGCAATTGAACAATACGCTGCACTAGAGCTTATTTGTATTACCGAAGATACAGATTGGGCAATCTTGGATTCGGCAGGAAACTTTACTAGGGTGTAATGATGGCAATAGAAAATGCAATAGGTCTTGGAGAAGGGACTGGCACACAGGTGGTTCGTAGTAACGGAACTGGAAACCTTCCAACTATGGAAGATGTAGAAACATGTGCTCTACCCGTCATTTCAGGTGCCACATATGCTACCATTGGTGAATTTAATATTGCCAATATGACTTCAGGGGTTATCACAGGGTGTGGATTGTCGGATGGCGGTTCAGGAACAGTTGATGTTGCTTCGGGAACCATAATGATTCGTACAACAGCCTCAGATGTTGGAGCTATCGTGTCTGCTAATTTTGCTGGGGATACAGGAGTCGCATTAACGGACAACTCAATAAACTTTGTCTTTATTGATTACAACTCTGGTACTCCTCAGATTGGAGTTACTACAGCACCTTCTTTCTCACCCCAGGATAATGTAATTGTTGGTCTTGTTTGGAGAGAAGGAACAGACATCTTTATTTCTGAAGTAAATATTCCTACAGGACAAACGGGACAAAAACTTGCAAGACGTTTAGCTCTAGTTGACGGAGTAACCCGACAATCAGGTGGTGTAGTTGGGGAATCTGGAACTAATAACGTCACACTCACAGCAGGTACTTGGTGGTTAGCTCTTAAAACTTATGCAACGACATCTCTCGATACGTCTTCATCGGGTTCATGGATTGGTTACTATCGTGATGCTGGTAGTGGATGGACTGCTCAAGCTGCTCAAACGACAATAAGCAATCTCTTGTACGATGACGATTCAGGTACTTTAGCCACGCTAGGCAATAATAGGTATGGGGTACATTGGGTTTATGTTAGCATTGAAGATCAAGTATACGTGGTGTATGGGCAAGGTTCATACAACTTAACTGAAGCAGAAACTGCACATTCCCCAGCTACATTGCCTCTGCAAGTATCACCTCTACACGCAATTCTTTTAGCAAAAATTATCATTCAGAAAAGCGCAAGTTCATTCACAGAAATTGAATCTGCATTTGATACAGTTTTTCAGTCAGCCTTAGCACAAGATCACGATTCGTTATCAGGTCTGCAAGGGGGAACAGCAGACGAGTATTACCACCTAACATCCGCAGAGTATGGTCTAACGGGTGTTTTGACTGGAAATGGCGCTTCTATCATGTCGGCTAGTACAATAACTGAAGATGGCACATTAATTGCTGGTGCATCTAATGCAGTTGCATCTCTAGGGGTAGCTGCTAATGGACAGCTCGTAGTGGGGTCTACGGGAGCTACGCCAGTCGTCGCAAGTGTGGCTAGTACAGATGGCTCGCTTACAATTACTGAGGGTGCTGGAACACTAGTTATTGAAGGAACAGCCGCTTCAGACTCACAAGTAGGCTCCGTAGAACTCGCAACGGACACAGAGACAAATACTGGAACTTCAACAGTTCTTGCTATTACTCCAGCAAATGTTACCGCTTGGACAGGAAGTACCGCACTAGTTACTCTGGGTACAGTGACAACAGGGGTTTGGACGGGTACAACGATAGTCGTGGCAAACGGAGGCACTGGAGCCGAAACTCTTACAGGGGTAGTTACTGGAAACGGAACGTCAGCAATGACGGCTAATGCCATTACTGAGCACGGTGTATTATTTGGAGGAGCTTCTAACGCAGTTGGCTCTACCGACGCAGGGACAGCGGGAGAAGTAATGACCTCGGGAGGTGCTGGTGTTGATCCCGATTGGGCAGCAGGTGGTGGTGGTGGAGCTTGGAGCCTAATTACAAGCACGACAGTCTCTAACGATGCATCCATTAGCTTCATCAGTTTAACGGTAGGAGGCACCTATCGATTCGTAATTGAAACACTTCAACCAGCATCAAATGGTACGCAATTAGAAATGTTAATGAGCACTGACAATGGAAGCTCTTATCTCAGCTCTAACTATACGTGGTTGTCACGTTCTCAAGAAGATGGAGATGTGAACACTACGAGTAATAATTCTGATGCTCAAATTGACCTTACAACTAGAGGCATGGGAACAGCAACAGGAGAAAGTGTTTGTGGAGAAATCAATTTCTGGCATCCTGCACAAGCAACCGAATATCATCTATGTCAGTTTGATATCACTCAGTACGATGCAAACGGAGCTCTTTGTAAAGAGACAGGAGCAGGAGCCAACAAGACTTCTACCGCAATAGATGCAGTAAGATTTACATCGACTTCGGGTAACCTTAATACAGGTATCATCAGTCTTTATAAAAGATCATTAAGTTAAGGAATCGATATGTTGACAAAAGTTGTAAATGGGGTCAGGTCAATAATGTCTGACGAAGAAGAGGCAGAAATGCGAGCTTATTGGGATGCAAATATCATAAGACGAGCAGAAAAAAAAGCTGTTGAAGATGCTGACGAGTTAGTGGAACTGCAAAAACGTAATAATCTAAGAGACAAACTAGATCTTACCGACGAGGAAATGGATATTTTATGGAACAACTGAAGAATTTTTTAGAAAGGAGAAAGCGGTTGATTATGAAAGTTTTTATTGGTGGCATCCTTCTAGGAGCTCTGGCATGTGCCTGTAGGTACATTAATAATCGTCTCTGTCTTGAAGATGACAATTTTTTTGAAGAAACCTTAGAGGAACAAATTAATGAACTTACAGGTCTAGACATCGATCTAAGTCCAGACACTCCAGAAAATAAGTCTTAAAAAAATATATAGTAGTCGTTTGTCCTTCTGGAAACTTGACTAAAAGAGGTCTATATTAGGGAATTAAACATAACGCATATTATCAGACCTTGTTTAGGCTTATAGATTTTAGTCTGATTTTTCAGGGTCAAAGCATATTGGTTGAATGTAATTCAATAATTTACTTTGCATTTTATACCGCTCACGAGTTGCAGCCATGAGTGTATCTGATGTAGAGATCACACGATCAACATTTAAAACCCCACGTATTTGTAGAATAGCATCGATGATCTTCTCTGCGTCATCTTCACCCAGAGGCTTCTCGAATATTACGGAAATTCCTTCAAGTATATCAGTCATCTATTCCTCGCTCGGTGAGTCTGGCAACGGCATCCAGTGAGTAGGCGATCCTGCTGCTGTGGAATATTCTCCACTAGAATCTGTCCATAAGCCATTACCATAAGCAGACGCATGCCAATACGCTGAAGCCACATGCATCTTCTTGTCATGCTCATCATACCCAGCAATGAGAATACGAGTCTCATTCCTTGGAGCTGTTTCTATTGGCTGCCAGTTCCATTTTATGTTAATAGTATTTGTGAGTGGCTCATCTTGAACCATTTCAATTTTACCGCAACCATTTAGCACCGTTAACTCATTCATCTTTCTCCTCGTGAGCACACTGGACGCTCTTAATAGCTTCCTTGTGTCCTTCTTTAGCTTCAAAAAGAGTTCGGTATCGCTCCATGTATTCTTCGTCGCTAACACCTTCCTGATTGAAAATCATTGTCTCATAATAATAGTCATAGCCGAATGAACCATAATGAGGAACTCCGAGCCATACCGTGCTTACACAACAATTGCAGACGGTTTCTTGTTTAACTATTTGATAATCTTTGATACAGAATAGATCTCCATAATCTTTAAGAGAGATAGAGTGACCCTCTTTGTCACGATAATCAATCATACGCCCATCCGACAAAATAGAACTTCTAGTATCTCGATGACTTCTTCAGCAAACTCATCGGCTGCAAGATTTGGCAACTCTTCTCATCTGCTTCATCTTCTCCAAATGCTTTTGTACTTTTTTCATAGTCATCTTTGAGCGCATCGGCTAAAAGTTCCGCTGCGCTACGAGAAGGAGCATAACCCACAGTTACCCAATTGTTAATATTTCTCATTGTTAATATACATTTCAAATTAGATTTAGCCCTAATACTTAATCTATCAACATTCCACAAAGACTTATTTGTGCTACCATAGTCTGCATTGAATTCTACAATCCATATCTCTTGACATGTCGCTGTATCGAAATAATAATTCATTTCTCTGATTCCCTACCAAGGCAAATGGGTGTAATGAACTTAAGTAGCTTTTTATGTAATTCATAACGTTCTCGAACTGCAATCATCATTGAATCAGATGTACAGATTACAGGTTCGACCTTCAAAATCCCACGTATTTGTAGGACAGCATCGATGATCTTTTTTGCTTTATCATCACACATAGGCTTCTCGAATATTACGGAAATTCCTTCAAGTATATCAGTCATCTATTCCTCTCGGTGAGTCTGGTAACGGCATCCAATGTGTAGGCTTTTCAACTACTTACTCGACTTTACGGTCTGGTATGTAAATTCAGACAATTTATTTGTATTATCTATTATAATACAAATAAAAGATTGTTATTAAAGCTATTCCCATGGCAAGAATATATGCGCTTCCTGGAATAATAAATATGGAACATTGTCCCATGAAAAACCAAATGAAACATGCTACTACGTAACTTCTAAAAAAATCTCTCATCAATCCACTACGGGACGAAAGTTTAGAAACAAATGCTCCAGAATCCTGATTACTTCTTCAGCAAACTCATCTGCTGCCAGATCGGGAAAGTCTTCTCGATTAAACTTGATTTGTCCAAAGGATGTGATGCACATAATCCATTTGCTATCTATATTATGAAAGACTATATCACGTGGATTACTTGAATCCCATATTTCAATGGCACTTTCTGAATCATTGGATGTTGTTTCCATTAATCCACTCCATAGATAAGATCTATTTTGGATAAATTGACCATCTCACAATAATTATTGAACAATTCTTTATTGCGAGATATGGCAATCTTGTCACTTTTAGAGAAAATCTTATATTTCTTCTCAAGTTTACCAATCTCCTAGTTAAACTTACGTCAATTCAGAACTAGCCGTCTCATCCAAAGCTAATCAAAAAATATGAATATCAGTGAACATATTTTCAACATAAAATTGGATCAATTTTTTGTTTTATATCCTGAATCATCTCGAGAATCGCTTCAGCTGTCCTGGGGTTCACTCTCAATCTCCTCTGAATAAAACTTACAGAAGGTGTTGGAGTCAACCTAAGAATGTATTCCGCATGATGGGTCAACTTCATTATCTAGGTGCTCACCTCTCTATAGCGTATGAAGAGCTCCCTTCGAAAGTTATCAAGCTGTTGCTTTATCGACGAGAGCTCCTGTATTATTTCGATGTTAGAAGGAGGAAAAACAGAAAGTTTCTCCATATTAAACCTCCATCATATGTCTAGTGTATTGCTCAGTTTTCACATTCCCGAGCCTCCAAGATTCAACCGGAGTTTTTCTATATTTTTCCAAGTCTACACCGGATAACTCCGGTATAGATTTGTAATCCACCGTTCCCTTCCGAATCACTTTCTGGACTCTAATGCCCGCTCCTTGGCAATTACAGGGACCAGCAAGTGAAATCAAAGATTCGCGGTGCTCTTTTTCTTTAGACTTCAACGTCTCTAGCTGCTGATGCACAAGTAACCAATCCTGTGCAGCCTCAACCCAGAAGATGTCTTGTCTCTGTACGTAGTCCTTATCAGACAACGCAGGGGGTTCTATGTTCTTCAGCTTTTTCCAAAACTCGATTTCTTTCTTCAAAAGCTTCGCAACATAGTCGGGATCACGCTCAACCTCCACCAAGGCGAAATCGCAATCCTTATATGAAAAATAGTGTAGCTGATTTAGATCAATAGTTGCAAGCTGATGTTGTAATTGTGCCCGATATTTTTCAGGAACCTTTCCTTTCTTAGCTAAATTATGGTCAACAACTCCAGGACATTTGATCTCCACAATGGTGTTTCTGTCCAAAGAAAGACCATCGAGACTTGCCATCATCCAATCGTTTTTCTTATTAAAAACGACTTCAGGATTTGAGCAATTACCCGTGTACTCATTGTACGTCTGCAAAGCAATCGGTTCCTGCTCATGACCTCTTTTCATGGCAAAATTCATCTTAGGTGGGGGAGCTAATCCTAGTTTCTCTTCCCAGAGCTTGTATTCCGTCTTCCATGGGCTATCCCCCATAATAATCGGAGCATCGCTCGCCCCGATCTTCTTCTTGCGCATCTCTAGCCATTCCTTAGTGTTTTGCTTAATCATTTTTTCCATCCTCAGCAATTAATGCGTTATAAATTAACTTAAAATTTTTAATGGTATTCGACAACCTAAATATGTTAAGAATGTCGTAAGACGTTATCTTTCTATCATTTAGATTTTTGTAATCGTCAAATAAGTAGCGTAAAATCCCCTCAGTACGAGGGGATTTTTGGTGTATTTGATCGTATGCTCAACAATTTAATCCTTCATACTATGCCTCTTCCATCTGGGTTTCTTCACCTAGAATCTGCTCAGACTCACCGAACTGTTCCTTAGCTCTCTGAAGAGCCAATTCGTAAAGATCTCTAGTAATAAAACGTAGGTCTTCAATTGCAAACTTACGCTTTAAGTGAGTCAAAATATTAGCTCGTAGCTGCTCGTTATCACCTAACCAATTTTCCAGCTCTTCGAATTCCTTATCGGAAACAACCTTTGAAAGAGAAATTATCTCTTTAACAGGTCCTTTTTCATCAAAAACAGGCGATTCTTGCCCATTAACTACCGGAATTGACTCTTTAAATGGGGCATCTTCCACAATCTCACCTTGCACATAACAGCCCTTGATGACATCTGGAAACAACTGCCTTGCTAAACGACTCAACGCTCGAGCAAACAGCATGTCTTTGGGATACTTTATCCATTGGTTTCGGTAGATACCTGCTTTCTTGGCATCCTCAATAGAAAAGCTCTCAACCCAAGTGTCACCATTGTCACGTCTTTTGCCGTGAAGGATACAGATTGTGTCATCGCTTTTCTTATCTTTGGTGATGCTGTGTGACGCAAATCTAATCAACTGATTCATCATTGCAGCACTCATTTCTACCTTACCCTGAACGTAGTACATACCTCCATTAAGAGCGTCTAACGGATTTACTCCGATAGACCTTGCCTTTTCAACGATGGCAAACACGCCTTCGGATGCCATCTTTTTATAGTGAGGTGACATCATCAGTGCTTGACACATCTTCTGAGTGTTTTGGATGTCCACCATCATGTCTTGGTTTTCTTTAAGAACTAATTGTTTATTCATTTTAATCCCCCAACACTAATATTGCGCAAAGAATTACCATTAATATTACTTCTATCATCTTGTTTCTCCGTTTCTAAAGTCCATGAGCACTCCTCACAAATGCAAGAGCAATCATCTGAGGGGTTCTCTCTAGCCTCTGATTTATCATAAAAATTTCCGCAGTTATCGCATTCAAACATTGTGGTTCTCCTTGAGCGTGCGCCCATTGTTCATGTTCTGATCCATCGTGGCTCTTTGGTAATCTATGTACCATTCCATAAGATCGTTTGACTTACGTATCTTTGGTTTGTCATCCTTCGTAGGAAGCAATTTACAGTCTAAGATGGCGCAAAGTTCTTCTAGTTGATATTCAAGTTTACCTACATCTCCCGTCTGATAAACACATTCTTGTATTCCTACAAGAAATTCTCTAGCTGACTCAATGTCAGGTAGGTCGTCTTCGTGTATGTAACCGTTGTCTAAAGCATGGTTACAGTCGTCATAATCGGAAAAGCTAAACATTGTGGTTCTCCTTCGTGTAGCTATTTATGTTCGCATGATCACCGTTCGTGGTGTTCATGCTTATAATATATCACGATGCATTGTAATACGTCAACAAGAAAAATAAATCTCGCAAAAAAAGAAACTTCTCATATATATTCCTGCTTTGATGATCATAAAAAGGAGAATCCAATGGATTTAGATGAATACTGCTGGAGAAAACGAATTACACTTATAGAAATTTCTAAAAAAACAGGGATATGTGCACCAACGTTGAGTCATCTTAAAAATTTGAAAGTTACCCCAAATCTAATGACAGCATTAAAGTTGTATGAATTTAGTAAGGGGGAAATTAGCTATGTGGAAATGTTACCCGAAAAAGTTCGTGTTGAATTTGAGAAATGGATATGCGAATAATGTGAAATATCTTATAAGAATTTATAGAATCGCTGTAGTAAAAACAGGTCGGACAGGGAACCACTCCCGTCCGACCAAACTACACGCAAGATCACTCGGCTGGCTAAAGCTTTGTGATCAATTAAGAAAAGGAACCTCGAACACAGATATGTACTACCAAAAAAGTGAAACGAAAGTTACCTCAAAACGCCCTAAAAGCCTACAGAAGGCCTTCAAAGCAGAGATTCACTAGATGAACACCACCCAAACAAAGGATCGATTCACTAGATTCACGATTCATTACATGAACACCACCCAAACAAAGGAGAGGTTCATATGAACACCATAAAATATATCACATCTGAAAATTTAAGATACACTTATTTTCACGATTTAATCGTTCTTCTCGACAATCTATCGAGAGGTAGAAAATGAGTGAGCCACAGACATCTATCCCAAAAAACATTTTCAATTACTGGCTTAGAAAACTAAAGCCTTCTACCTCTATCGTACTCTTTTGCTTATTCAACATGAGAAACGATGAGGGATTCGCCATAACTACTAATAATGAAATCAAAAACATCATAGGTATGACCAAAGAGACTGTCATCCATGCGCTCAACGACCTGAAGCAATTAGGTCTGATAACAAAAACCGTAGCTTCTTACGGATACCGCCACCGTCCTCATAAAATCTCATTATGTATGGACGTTATTAACCACCTCCAAGTTGAAGGAACTGCCCATGTTTGAAGAAAAAAAAGACTCGTATATCCAGGATAAATCCTCCCTTCACGATTTTCGAACCGAGATTCCGAATATCGTTTTTAGCTTAGGACTCGATCCTTACGAAAAAGCGCTCTACTTAGAATACAAAAGAGTAGCAGGAGACAAGGGAGCATGTTGGAAAAGCAATAAAAGCCTAGCGGAAGCGGTAGGGTGCTCCATCCGCAAAATTCAAAGCACTAAGAAAAAGCTGTGTAAAAAAAGATCCAAGTTGAACGGGAAGTCTCTCATCACAGTTGTACAGAGAAAGAGAGAAGACAAGGGAGACGCAAGCGACATAATAACTATTATGGATATCTGGGAAAACAACGCGATGGAATTCATCGCAAGTCGCCGTAAAAAAGAGGCTCCAAAAAGAGCTACCCCCC